GACCTTCGGGTTATGAGCCCGACGAGCTGGCCACTGCTCTACGCCGCATTTAGTGGAAGTGGGCGGAGTCGAACCGCCGTTACTATTTAACATCTGCTTTGTACCTTTAACATTGCAATATTAGGTGCAAGTAGTTTAATAGTCTTACCTTATCACTCCCTATTGTAGCAGGCAATTCACTTATGTGTCACCTTTGCTTACGCCGCGGTTAACCTAATTAAGCTACTCGTCCTGCTACTTTCTACGCCAAGCTTTGTGTACTTGATCACTTAGTTCTTGACTTACTATTTGTATTTCTAGAACTTGTTTGTTAGCAATAATAGGTACATAGCTATATTGCTTTGTTGAACTACAGTTTACACAATTTGAATAACCTAATGCTATTCTGCCTGCCGGTATTTTGTTATTACATTTACATCTCATATTATTATTATCCGTTTACAATCGTATTTAGTTTGTAATTAAATCGTCTGTAATATTCTACTTCTAATCTTTCCGCTTCATACTTAGTTATTTTAAGTAGTTTAATGTGCTTATGTCTTAGTTTTCTAGTCTTCATCTAATCCTGTATGTAATTTTTCTATTGTAGCACACATAATCATGTGCATTAATTGGTTATACTCATCGCCTTCTAGTTTGTCATGATCTAGTTCTGAACCATCAATAGCCCACTGAACAGAGTCATATAACGTTTCTTTGATGTAAGCGACTTGAGCGTCTGCTATTTCATCTATAATTTTCATTTTACTCATGCTTTATTTATTAATTTTAATTGTTTTAAATCGTATTTCTGTGTATTGTCACGCCACATTTTGTGCATTGTGTACTTACTTGATTGAGTATACGATGTTTTACCTTTAGTTTTGACGTTTTTCCACTCACGATCAGTCAAACCACTGCATTCACCATGTATTTTATTGATTTCGTAGTGATGAAAACCTTGTTTTTTACGTCTAGCTTTAGAGTAAGCGAGTAGTTCTCGCATATTCTTACACATATATTTTATCATTTATGCGATAAAACGAAGTATATTCTGTGTACTCTATGTTTTGACGTAGTGGAGTAAGCACTTGGTAACCTTTGTCTGCTTCGAGCAGTACATTACCTGTTTCTGTATTAAATTTGATTTTTTTCATATATAATTATTATCTGTTAGTAATCGTATTTAGTTTGTAATTTCTAATGTAAAAGTCTAGCATAAATTTCATTCTTGCCATACTGTTCCAGATTTTAGTTCTAGTGTAACCATTGTATATAAATGTTTGCAGCAAACCTTTGTCAGTTAAGAATATTTGCCTTTGTTCTTGTCTATAAACTGGGTTTAGTTGATAGTTAGATGAGCAAGAGTTTACATTTCTTACATAACCTGACTTATAACAAGCGAGTCTTAGTCTTATTTTAGAGGCAAATCTTTCACCTTTTAAGTGGAAATACCTTGAAGGTACAGGAAATTCAAATTCTCTAGTTTCATTCTTAGCTTGACGCTGTGTTGTGACTTCTTTTATATTATACTCGACTAGTAGTCGTCTAGCGAACGCATTTTCAAGTGCTTCTTGTTCGAGTTTCCATTCTTTATATGCCATAATTAGTATTAAAGTTAATTGATTTAGCTACATTTTGACGCCATTCCCACTCTTTCTTGCGATATTCATAGCTATTACACCATTTTTTGACAGCAGTTACTTGTGGTATTGCACCGTATTTTGCTTCATAGTCAAGACATTGTTGTAACTTTGCTTTGATTTGTGAAGCGGGATAGTCTTTAAATTGTTTATTCATACTTATATTATCTTGCTTTATTCGTATTTTGTTTGTAAATTACATATATTAATGCAATAGTGTTTATTACTGATAGTATTAGTGAACCGTTATCTGGTAAGTTATGCATGAACACTTCATGATTATGAACAGCGTTGATCGCTTCATCCATTTTTAACATCATTTCTAGTTCTGCACCTGTAAATGTTTTTATTTCTTCCATATTATATTGAATTAAATTGGTGAGTTAAAATTATACCTTCTACTTCTGCTCTTGTTAGTTTATCTTCCATTTGTAAACCAATTGCCCAAGTAAGATCAATGTCTTTAGCGTAATGTGTATTTAATAGCCATCTCATTAGTGAAATTCGTTATAGATTGATAGAACTTGTGATTGTTCTTGTTTAGTTAAGTTGAAGACATTTTTGTCTGGAAATAGTTTGTGCGCTATTCTGATTAACGCTGAGTGATTATACATATTATTATATTTAAAATTTATTGACAACACTTTGTTATCTTAGTTGACATGGTGAGAATCGAACTCACATAAACCATTATGTCATTTACTCATTCGCATTTTTATACTTATAGAAACAAGTGGAACTTAAAGTGGTAGTTAGCTATACTAATTCTACATTTCTTAACACTACTGGAATATTATTAGTAGCAGTGTATGATTTGTACTTTATGAAGCAAGCCATTTTTGCTAAGTTTGCTTTCATGATATTGTACGCTTTATCATGATTGTAAGTGTGTGTTACACCTTTTTTGTTAGTGAATTCAATTGTTACATTTTTTCCGATTAGTGACTGTCTGATGACAAATCTTTTTGATTTTAAATTACTCATATTATTATATTTATTTATTATTATTAGTTTATTAGTTACATTTATATTATCTTGTTGATGTTGTGTTTAGTTTGTATTGTTAGTGTATATTTGTTTAGTTCAGTTTAGTGTGTAGTAGGTATGGCACGCGAGTGCTAATTAACTTACATTATATTTAATTAATTACTACAATTTACTTATTATTTCTTCATATAGATAATCTTGTATTGTTTCATTGTATTTATCACGACACATAGTGTTATCATATGGATATTCTACTTTTATTTGTGATATTAATTCTTCGATACTCATTTCTAATTTGTAATTCATATTGTGTATTATTTATATTTTACTTACATTTATATTATCTACATGTACTCGTGTTTAGTTTGTAAAAAAGGTGAAATGTTTTTTGTGAAATATACTAAAAAGTGGCCCGGTGGGCTAAAAAATATGCGTTTTACGTAACAGGCTGGTAGTCAGGAGGATAGTAGCAATGCTATACTTCTATATAAATAACAGCTTTTCAAAATGAAAACTGTGACATAAGGCTATTAGTAGTATATAGTAATAGGCTATTGTCACACTATTGATATATACATCTATATATAAGAGTAAAGTGGAGCAAAAACGTGTGATATTACTAATCAAGCACGCTTCACCACAAGTCTGCTTTCCATAATGCAATAAAAAAAAACAATATATGGCAATAATCTCTTCATATCCCGTATCTACGCCACAATTGGTGGATCAAGTGCTGGGATCTAACACGTATGATGCGACCGGAACAGCAGTAGTTGGCAATCCCACGGTACAATACACATTCACATCGATAAAAACGCTGGTTGATCAGCAGTTTACAGAACAATTAGTAGCAACATCTGATTCTAATGCGACAGCACAGTTAATAGCTTCGCAAGGACCAGCAGCAACTAACAGCATATACACAATATTATTTGGTGCAGCACAAATTCCTACGCCAGGTAACGTAAAAATAGACGCTAATGGTAAAGTTACCTTCACAACTACAGGAACTTACTATATAAAACAAGAATATTCTATAGGTGCTACACTAAACAGCAAACCTTTACTATTATTTAGAACATTTAAAGATAATACCACTCAAGTTGGTCAAACTAATCTTCACGATGTAACATCTAATGGATCAAACGACAGATTAAGGATGGTAATAGAAGATATTGTGCATATATCAGCGGGTGGAACGTTTTATGAGTTCCAAATGGTACGAGATGCGGGTGGTGCTAATGATGGTACTCTATTTAAAGTGCTGAATAACACCGCAGGGTTTACAGATACGCCTAATGCATCATTAACAATTTCAAAACTAATATAATGGCAATAATATATTCATACCCAACAGTAACGCCTAGTTTAAATGACTTAGTTTTAGGTACAGATGTAGATAATACAGGCAAAGCAACAAGGAATTTTACTGTTCAAAGCATAATCGACCTTGTAACGGTTACTGGTAACAATTTGCAAGATGTTTTAAATAATGGTAACTCAGCAGTAGGAAGAGATATTATACTTGGTACTGTTCAAGATCCAGCACAAACAATATATGCTAATACATTCAACACAGGTGTTGCATCTATCGTAGGTGGTGTAGGTCAAAACTTCACAGACTTTACATCGACAAGAATAACAGGTACGCTTCAAACAAATGCGCAACCAAATATAACTAGCTTAGGTACTTTAACCAGTTTAAAAGTAGGTAATGCAACTCCAGCTATAACTTCTATAGTAACATCGTTAACAGCACCTGGTGATGATATTAAATTAGCTACAACTAAAGCTATTGTTGATTACATAGCAACAACACCTAATCCTGAGACATTAGCTCAAACTCTTATTGCAGGACAAGTAACTGGTGGTAAAGAAATAATTGTATCTGCAGGAGATGACGTTACTTTTACAGATACATCAAAAGTTATACTAGGAACTGGAGCCGATGCTACAATAGAACACGATGGCACAGATTTAAAAATACTTAATACACTTGGTAAAACTACAATATCAAATAGCTCAGGTGATATAGATATATCAACAACGAAAGCTACTAAAAAATTAAA